ATACCGCCAAGAATTCCACCAATTGCACTTAATATTCCACCGCCTACGCCACCAACAACACCAAGTAATCCAGAAACAACACTACCAATAATTCCAGCACCTCCGCTTAATACACTACCAATACCTCCAAAGATGCTACTCATTATTCCACCAGAAGCACCAGGTGTTGCACCTCTTTTTGGCACACCATCAACTTGAGCATTGCGTTTACTTGCATTCATATATGAAGAATCTACTCGGTTGGCTGCCCTGCCGCCGGTTGCTTTTCTAGTCATGCTTGCGATATTTTGGCGAGTAATATTCATATCACGAGCCATCATATTCATATTCATAGTATTTTTAGCAACTATTTTTAAAAGTCTTTCTTGTTTTTGATTTGAAATGACAAGCGCATCCAAACTTGCACCCTGTATAGGTGAATTTGACCTTCCAGAAAGCCTTGCTGCATTTCCACTCGTAGCAGAATATCCTTTACCAAAGATTTTCTGCCCCGTTCTAGATATAGCACCAGTTCCGCCAAACAGACTATTACGAATATCCATTCTCTCTCGTGTTTGTTTTAGTGCAGCAGAACCAAGAGAACTCAAGACGCCCTTTGAGTTTAATTCTTGTTTATAGATATCTGAAAATTTTGATTTTGCCATTTATTTTCTTTTTCTTATTAAATTTTGTTGTTTAATCTTCTCGTTCTCTTCATCAATGTAACGGAGAAGCATTGTAACATACACATTTCTTTCCCACGGCATCATTTCATTTAAATCGGTTAGTGAATAATGATGATGTTGCATAAGTGCGAAATTAGTCTGGTAGTGGTTACTCAAATTATCATAACGAAAGGTTATACGAAAAAACTTTGGATTCCTTCAAGTAAAATTTCTTCTTCATATCCACACTTTTGGCATTTGAATTTAATTTCTTTTTTCAGTCTAGGTATACTCTCAAAGAAAGTTTGAATCATTCCGAATTGTTCTCTATTTAAACTTTCCACAAAGTCTATTAATTCTTCTTCAGATGCATCTTTAGCATAATAAACATTTTCTTTATCGTAGATGTAATCTATTGATGAAATGACAGTTTTCAAAACAACATTTGTAGCATTAATATTTTCTTCTTTGCTGACTGAATCTATGCCACCAAAATTTGGATATTTCATAACAACACCTAATTTAGGCGTCAATTGCAATTTGTTATTAATATCTTTAATGTCTGGTTCAATTTCAAGTGCATTAAAACTTAATTTTACTGTTGCATTACATTTTTTAGCATCATCGCCTTCGCCGCTAATTGTGTTGTTACACTTATATTGCAAATCAATAACTTCACCAATTGACCTAGCCCGCAGGTGCATGAAAAAATATTCAAAATCAAGAATTGGTAATAAATCAACATCCAAATCAGAAACGCAACAATTATTAATAATCTGTCTAATTGCTAACATCACTGAATTTGGGTCTTCAGATTCTGAGGCCATCAATAGTATTTTTTCTTCTTTTACTAAAAAAGGTCTGAATTTAACTTTCTTTGTTGAAAGTGGTAGTGTAATCTCATATAGAGGCACATCAATTTTAGGTAACATAAAATCTCCAAATAATTAATTAAATAGTCTCGGGATAGCCGCCCCAAGAAGAGCCGATGCTGCGGCGCCCACATCATAACCACCCTCATAAATGGTTTTAAATTTTTGATAAGAAAACTGAACTGATAGTCTGTGTATGCCATCATCTGACCAACTTAATGCTTGAGAACTAATACCAACAGGAAACGCATCAATTAATTCAACTGCATAAATTTGTTTTATAAAATCATCATACTGAACAATTTTAATGTTTGTCATATATCCACCAGTTAAACCATGACCTTTAGGAAATCTGGCATTATTTGTGTCTGTAGGAACAATTGATTCAAGCCATCTGTCAAATAATTTTCTCTCATAGAATTCATTTGTACAAATCCAAGTCAATGTAGTTTCTGAATAATTTGCTTTGTACGGAACTTTAAATCCTGGACCATAAATTGTAACATCAGCACTTGTTAAAGATTTTCCAGGAAGTTCGGCTGATTCACACTGTAATGCTAAGTATCTTGAAATAGAAGGATTGCTGGACACTTGCTGTTCTGATTGTCCTAATACACGAGTTGTTACATCAGAAAAAACTGAATTCGGTAAGTTTAAAAGTTGTTCTATTACACTAGAAGAAATGAATGTATTGACATATGACGGTATTGGTAATATAACTTGAAAGCGACTAGGTCTGGCTAGTCCTTCTTTTGCTTTTATATTAGATAGAAATAACTGCGGTAAAAATGACATTAGAATTTTTTCCTAGAATCTGCGTATGCTTTATATTTACTTGCTTTTTGGAATTGTTCAACCGGAAGCAAAGCTGCTATGTCCCATTCATCCGCAAAAATTTCAACGAATCTAGATTCTACATGTGAATTTAGGTATCGTTTAATGCATGGAGTTGCTTCATATGCTTTTGAGAAAGAATTTAGCATCTGATAATTTAATCTCAACCGAGTGGTTTTATCAAACTTTTTATTGGTTGCATGTTCACTTAATTTATCTAAGAGGATGATACGTTGCTTTGGGTGAATGTAATGTAAATTCAACCCTAAAAAACCGTCTGAGTATAGTTGTATTGGTAAAACCAACGGGAACCGGTCGTAATATGGCAACGAATCCTTAGTCTTTGGGTCATAGTAAAAGAAAAACATACTTCCTATACCGGTTGATGCTCTCTGTCTCTGTTTATCACGCATTATAGTTGCGGGGTCTGGGCTTAAAGAAGTAATTTTAGACCGCAACCAATCACGAGCCCTCCGTGTTCTTGGTCCAGGTCCTTCTTTCTGTAATTGCTCATTTATTCGGTCTATTAAGTATGCCATCTTCTATTTATTCAACATTATTACTTAATACCTAAATCGTTTTCTGTTATAATTTTAAATTCCCAACCATGTGTGTGACAGAATTCGTCTGCTGCTTTCCATTTCATTTGATTAACAATGTATGTCACAGACTCTTTTAAGTATTGCTTTGTCTTTCTTTTTTGAGTGGGTTTTTTAGTTTGTGCTTCGGGTTTTACTTCTATAACATAAGTCATTACCATGTCGTTTGATTTTTTAACCTTGATGATGAAATCTGGAAAATACCTATGCATTTTATTGTCAATTGGATTCAAATAAGGAATTGACAATTCCTCTGATGACCACCAAATTATGTTTTCGTTATCATCAAACCACTTCATACATCGTAGTTCCCAAGATGAGCGATATATTATATTTTCTGGATTACCATTATATTTTTTAGGGTTTTGCGGGTTAAATTTACCCTTATAAGAATTGTGTCCATATGTCATATAAATATGTAGTCAACATATAGGAAAAACATGGGATTATTTACTCTTACCGATATAAAATTTGAATCTAATTCTGTTAATAGAACACGAAGTGGTGATCTTGGTCTTACTCAAGAATATACCAGTAGTATTTTGAAATATCCGATAGATGTTGGAGCAGTTGACAAAGGTCATTATATGATTTTTCATATTAATGCCCAAGATAAAACTGAGTATACTGTAAACTTTGCATCAAATCCAGATTCTAAAGTACAGGCAGATAGAAAAAGATTGCAATCAAGCACTGGTGCAGTTAATATAGGAGGCAGTTTAAGTGAGGTTATAGAATTTCTTAAAAATAATGTTGTAGATCCTATAAATCAAAAGTCAAAAATAAATGATAAATTTTCAGAACTTGTTGATAAAGTTTTTTCACAACTTCCGGTAAAATTTAGAGATCAAATTAAAGTAGGTCCAGGTATTACAAAGTTTTTTGATGAACTGAGTGCATTGAATAATGTAAATTTTTTAAGAACAACAAAAAGAACAACAGATAGTGTTGCATTATATATGCCGAACACTTTAAATTTTGCTCAAACGCAAGGTTTTGGTGGTTTGGTATTAGGAAACGACCTTGCAAATAAAGTAGCTTCATTTGGTAAAGCTATGACTGATTCCGATTCCGGAAAAAATTTAACGCCTTTTATACAAGAAGGAATTACTAGTCTTATAGGAGGTGCTATAGGAAGCGATACTGCTAAAGCAATATTTGCTAGTGTTGCTGGTGTAACAAGAAATCCAAGAATGGAAATGATTTACACTGGTCCAGGAGAGTTTAGAACCTTTAGATTTTCTTTTATGTTTTATCCTAGAAGTCAGATAGAGGCTAAAGAAGTTCAAGCAATTATTGCTAGATTTAATTTTCATCAAGTTCCAGAAATAAAAAAAGGAACAGCAGGATATTTTTTAGTTCCTCCTTCCGAATTTGATATAAAATTTTACTATAATGGTTCTGTTAATCCTAATATTCCAGAAATTACTACTTGTGTTTTGAAAACTGTAGATGTGGATTATGCACCAAATGGATTTCAAGCTTTTGAAATAGATGATCTTGGTGTAACGGTTGGCGGAACAGGTATGCCAGTTGGCATTAGAATGGATTTAGCATTTGAAGAAACAGCAATAATGACTAAGTTGGATTTCGCAGATAAACGTGGAACCGGCAACATGGCCACAGTGTCTACAAATAAAATTGGCGCACAATAAAATGTCAAAATACTTTACATACTTTCCAAAAACTATCTATAATCTAGAGGGTTCTAAATCTCTTGATGTTATTACCAATCTAACATCCAGTTTTTCATTTGATGATAATATCCTAGAAAATGCGGTATCTTACTATGAGTACTCAGTTCCTGATGGTGAAACACCAGAAATTGTAGCACATAAAGTATATGGTGATGTTGAGAAACATTGGGTTATTTTGAAAATGAACGGAATCGTAGATGTTAAAACAGACTGGCCTATAGAACAAAGAATGCTAGATAATGTGGTACATACTAAATATAAGACTGCTTCAATTTTAGATGGGCTAGCATGGGCCAAAGCAAATAATCATTCTTATTATAAAATAGAAACTCGTTTGTTTCCATTGACTCGGGAAAAAACAGAAACTAAAATCCAAATAACAGCAGCCGCATATGCAAATTTAACAGCATCTAGTTCCAATTATACCTTAGCTGATGGTAATGCTTTAACCGTGTCTGTTGACAAAACTGTTATAACTTATTATGAGCATGAAGTTGAATTGAATGATGATAAACGAAATATTAAAATTTTAAGAAATGAATTTATATCTGAAGTTGACAGTGAATTTATTAGGGTAATCAGTAATGTCTGATGCACAGATTACACAATCTTCTCAATATACAATTAATCCAAGAGGAATAACACTAGTTACTAAACTTGGTGAAATTAATTTGGCGGGTATGTTTCAAGAATTAACTATTTTTGATTCTATTTTTAATCCGTGCATGTCTGGTACTGTTCTAATACAAGATGCTGTAGGTTTATCAAATAAACTTTCATTTGATGGCTCCGAAACTTTGTTAATTAACATAGGTAAAACTGAAAATGTAGCAGTTATCAAAAAGTCATTTAGAATATTTAAACAAAGTTCTAGAACGAGTGTAAGTTCTGGCTCAGAAATGTATCTTCTTCATTTTGTCTCGGATGAATTTATTCTATCGCAACAAAGTTCTATTTCTAAAGCATATAATAATTCTTATTCAGAAATCGTCAAAGATATTTTAAAAAATTATTTGTTACTACCAGATGATAAAATTTTCTTTATTGAACGAACAAAAGGAATAAGAAAAATTATTTTACCTAATCAAACTCCATTTTGGTGTTTAGATTTTTGTTCAAAGAGAGCAGTTGATTTTGATTTATCTCCTTCTTTTTTGTTTTTTGAAAATAAATTAGGATATAATTTTAACACAATTTCTAGAATGATTTCCAGTTTTCCAACTCATTTTATCAATTATCAACCAAAAAATTTAGGATTAGAGAATAATGAGCGAGATGAATTACTTGGCGCTAAGTATGTAGAGGTTATAACGCAGTTTGATTTAAATAAAAATATTAAATCTGGAGTCTATGCTGGAAAATTTATCGGTATTGATATCACATCACGAAAAGTATATGAACGAAATGTGAGTTTTGCTGAGATGTATGCAACAGCAAAACATGCAAATAAAACTCCAAACATTGGTGTATTTAAAAATAAAGCTGATATAGATAATACACAAATGTTTAATTCCAGAAGAGTTATGGCTTCAACTGGTATTTTTGGTTCTGAAAGCAAATATATTAAAGAAAATGATCCTACTTCTATAGATTCGGATGATGATACATACAATTATACCATACAAAGAGAAGCTTCTATAATGAATTTAATGAATCAACGATTGAAAGTTGTTATGCCTGGAAATTTTAATTTAATTTCTGGAACAACAGTTTATATATCTTTACCAACAGAGAGTGAACATGCAACCACAGATAACAGTGATAACACAGATTACTCAATGAGTGGTAAATATTTAATAACAGCCACAAGACAAATAATTACTTACGAAAAACACGAAACTATTATGGAAGTCGCAACAGATTCTACAGAGCGACCATCAGTTTATAAAAGCTCTCAACAGCAAAATGATGTAGTTTACACATAAAGGAGAAAAATATGATTGAAAGAGGTGTAGATTTAGTGTCGTGGATAGGTGTTGTTGAGTCAAGATTATATGACCCACGGCAAGAAGGGCGTGTTCAAGTTAGAATCTTTGGTTATCATTCTGGAGATACATCTGATATAGAGATAGAAGATTTACCTTGGGCAGAGGTTGAACTACCAACAAATGGAGGACCAAAAGTGCCAGATTTACCACGAGGAACTTTTGTGCGAGGTTATTTTTTAGATGGCCATTCAGCGCAAAAACCGATGGTGGTAGCTGTGCTTCCTGGTTTGTACACAAGAATGCCAGTGGCATCATTGGATGGAAAACGTGTTGTAGAGGCCTCAAAAGAGCCTAAACCAAGTGATAAAATTATAGTGACCGGAACAATAGTAGGTGAACCAACAACAGGAAAAACATTACCAGATATAGTTAATCTTGCAAATAAAAATAGAATTCATATTTGCGATATACGGGATGAAATGAAAAAAGCGGCTGCTTTTGCAAGATTAAAATTCTCTCAATTAATAGCTGCAATTAGAACTGCTGT